ATTGATGGTTTACTAGACATCTGCAAAGCAGCTTGCCATGGTCTCCATCTTTCTGGTGCAAATTTAGGTGCACCATACTTGTTTCCAACTCCTGTCACTTTCGTAACAATAGCAGAAATCATAGTAGTGATTACGGAAGATCTCATGATAGATCTTCCAGTTACAGATCCAAATATCTGTAGTACATTACCAGGTTTCAGATAATGCAAAGGACTCTTAGCATGAATGTCAGTACTTTCAAGAAAGTCTACACCATACATTTGAGTCTGAAGAGTACCTGTACTTTTCGCGATCAAAACTCCTTCCTTTTTACGAAGAAGTTTTTCAGCTTGCTGTAACTGCGAAAGCAAAATGCTGGTAGCGCCTCCGAGCTTATCTTTTCCACCTAAATGGAAACCAACAATTTGTTTATTAACAGAATCAGATACTACAGGAGCCATACACATACCTGCGAAGGAATTCTCCTTCAAGTCATAATTGAATCCAGGAAAAGTAGCGACAGTAGTCCTTACTGTTCCAGGAAAAATCTTCGTCTTGAAATCTTGTCTGACACCATCAGCATGTTTGTAAATCAATGTTGCATGAATAGCATGTTGAGATTCAATAGAGATGTATGGAGATAGATCTTTGACAGATCCGGAAGCAGAAACCCAAACCATGTATAGATCAGTGAATGGTAATTTAACCGCTGTTGATTTACTCAGGTTGGATCTAAAATAGGAACCATTTGTATCAGTGCCTCTTCTATAGAATTCTGCAACAACTTCATCCTCCAACCATACATGGGCTGGTATCAAAGCAATATTCGATTTATAGAAAAAAGCATTACAGGTCTTGACTGATTTAGAATCCTTCAATGCCATATAATACAAATTCTTAAATACCAAATTCTTCAACTCATCGGTAGTACTTGTCGCTGATACATCAGAGACAGGAACCGTTGAGACATGAACGTCTGGATATTGTTCAGGTTGAGCATCTTTCTCTGCAATATCTTCCATATTGGTAGGACTGAGAGTGCTTTGCACGCCTAAACCTAGAGCTCGAACAGATCGAAATCTCTTAATCATTAACCAAGCTACACCAAATACTGAACCAGCAACGGCTATCTTAGCTATATGATTTTCTCTAATTCGTTTAAA